TATTACAATTGAAAGGGGAGAACATGGAGAAGTAGGAAGAAGTAAGCCTATGACTTATCATGAAGCTATGGTTAGGTATAGATCATTTTATTATGAAGTTCATAAGGATAGAGGTCCATTTGGTCATAGTTTAGAAATTGAAGAAGTATAAAAGGAGATAATAAAATGAGTGGCGGCTATGGAGGAAATAATTGTAGTTGGAACTGTCTTTGTAAAGAATGTAAGGGATGTAAGCATATCTGCTGGGTAAAACAAAGTTGTGTCTCAGCTGTAGATAAATGTGATGAATTTAAATCTAGGTATGAAACTAAAAAAGAAAAGGGGGATAAAATTATGCCAGGAAGAATGGAAAGTATGGGTGGGGTATCGGGAAGACATTGTTTTGGAGATAGTAAGTATGAACCAAGAGAAAGGTCTATACCATCTATACCAATAAAAGAACATAAAATAGAAAAGAAAGAAAAAACAAAGGTAAATAAAAAAGTAATACACAAATTTTGTGAAGGAAAAGTAGTAGATGATAGAAGCGCAAAACAAGATGGTTATTATGTAATAAGATGTAAATATTGTGGAAGAATATTCAATGGAAAGACTTCTAATTCCAGATCTCGCAATCCTGGATACGAAACAAAGAAAACCTATTGTAAGGATTGTAAGTGCTTTAGTAAAGGTGTGGAAGTAGATCATTCACACTGTATTGACCTAAAATACTATAGTCCAAGAGATGTTTTGCCAAAAGAGGGCATGATAGATGCTTGTAGAAATTTTAGACAACGGTAATAAAATATCTAGCAAAATAGAAAAAATATTCTATAATATTAATATAAAGTAATTCTAATAAGGAGGGTTGTATCTATGTCATAGGTAAAACCAAGAAAATTTGATGGTGGATAGATAAACATTCGTCCCCCATAATATCACATCCTCAACTTAATAATTTATAATAACAAATTTTAGGAGGATCTTATTATGGGAGAAAAAATGATAGAATTAAAGAACTGGTTAAAATCTGCCGGTATAGAAATACGGATATTAAAAAATACGCATAAGGATAATCAAAGAAATCATAAGTTCAATATTCATACCTTGTATGATTTAAATAGCTTACAAAGAGAATATAGACATAAACACATTGCTTATTCAGAATTGCGAGGAAAGACTAGAGACCAAATAGAAAAACCGAGACAAGGTAACGAGCCAAGCGAATCACTAATCCAGAAATTCAAGGATGAGTATAGAGAAGAAGAAACTATATGTATTAGTGCGCAAAGACTTGGATAAAAGTTATCAAGCGGTTCAGGCCGGTCATGCGGTGGCTGAATGGTTACTACATGACCAGTCTTGGCGTAATAACACACTAGTTTATTTAGGAGTGGATAATGAAGATTCGTTAGTTTATTGGTCTCAAAAATTGAGTTTTAAGGGAATTAAATATGTAGGTTTTAGAGAACCTGATATAGGAAATGAGTTAACTGCAATAGCGGCTCATACTGACCATAAGATATTTAATAAACTTAAACTTTTATGATCGTGTGTTGCCGGTCTGGTGCAGGCGGAGAACTCTAAATTCTTCAAGGCGGGTTCAATTCCCGCCACACGAAACAAAGAAAAGGACAAGGTATAACAAAATGACAGCTGTAAGGGAGATATTAGCCTTAATTAACAAAGGTATTGTAAAATTTGTAAGAAAAGAAAAAGAAAATCCTCTATATGTATTCATTGAGGATGAAGATTTTAAATTTTTAAAAGACTCTGTAAAAAGAAATGGTGAAGACGCTTTTGAGTATAATGCTAAAATAGATAGTTGTGGTGAAATATACTTATGGGGATTAATTATACATGCTAAAAGTTATTTAGATGAATTTAAAGAATTAAATCGGTGCGTTTCTATATTTAAAGATGACTCGGGAATTATATTTCTTTGTACGCCAGAAAGAGAAGGAGAAAAAGAATTAAAAAAATTATCTGAATTAATAGAAACTAGATTATATAGATCATCAGCCGCTACAAAAATAAAAAAGGAAGATTTAGAAAAAATAAATATATTTTTAAACAAATTTAAACACCCATCTATTAAAATAACCCCTATGTTACTTAGTGATTATAATTACTTAAATTTTAAAATAAGGGCTGAGGGTATATTTAAATATAAACAAGTAATAGATTTTTATTTAAAACTTATCGTGGATAGTTTAAAAGTGGAGTTTGAAAATAATATGTAAAAGAGGTATACTATGGACTTAGAACTAAGCCGAGATAGACGCGAATTAGTTAAAGATGTTTTACCTACTTTGCAAACTGGAGATATTATTCTTTGTTCTTATAAAAGTATTATAGCTCAGTTTATGAGCTTATTTCAGAAAGATCCAGTTAGATGGGGGCACTGTTTATTAGTAAAAGATAATAGTAGTGCATGGGAAGCCAAACACACCATTCGAGAATCCAATCTAAAAGAGTTGTTTAAGAACAAACAATACTGGAAAATAATAAGACATAAAAAAATAAATGATAAGAAAAAGGCATTAATCGGAAGAATAATGCCTATTTTAATTGGTAACGAGTATGGATATAAAAGGCTGTTTCTTCAAGCAATAGATCACATGCTTGGAACTAACTATACCAGTTGTGATACTAACACTAATGAACAGGTATGTTCAAGTCTTGTAGGATGGGCTTACGCCATTTCATTTGGATATAAATTTAATAATAAATATTGGGCAGCATGCGATCCAGATGATATAGAGGACGATGTAGAAAAACATCCTGAAAATTGGATAGTACTGGCCGAAAAATTACCAAAGGAGGACTAGTTTTATGGCCGATTTTAATGTAGCATATTTAATAACTATGGGTAATGAAGGCCCATATGACAATGATCCGGCTGATATTGGAGGAGAAACTTATTGGGGTATATCGCGTAATTATCATCCAAGTTGGCAAGGTTGGAGAATAATAGACATTCAAAAAACTAAACCAAACTTTCCAGCTAATTTAAAGGACACTATTGTATTGGATGGTATGGTAAGAACTTTTTACAAGGATACCTTTTGGGATATATTCTTAGGTGATAAAATAACCAATCAAGATTTGGCCAATGAGCTGTTTGACACCGGAGTTAATATGGGGATATCAAGAGCAGTTACTTTTCTACAACAAGGTTTAAATGTGCTAAATAGAAACCAAGCACTTTATCCTGACATAGTTGTAGATGGCAAATTCGGCAATAATACTTTAAATGCTATAAACAAATATTTAGAAACAGACAGTGTGGATAATCTTTATAAAATAATGAACATATTACAAGGTGTACACTATATTAACTATATGAACCAAAGCCCTACCCAAGAGCGATTTTGTAGAGGTTGGCTCCAAAGAATTCAGTTTATAAAAAAATAAGGAGAGTTATATGAAATATGATATAAGAACTTTCCATTAAGTTAATTTAACTTAATAGGAGGTAGTTATTATGTATGAAGTACAACAAGACAGTCCAGAAATCAGAATGACTCAAAATGATGGCACTGTCTACGTGTATAAAAATAAGGAGTAAAAATATGAGGTTAAGTTATAAAATAATTTTAATAGCTATACTTACTACTTTATTAATTTTATTTGCTTCGTGTGCAAATTTAAATACTACTGGTTTATCTAACGAGTCTTCTAGTAGGGATATAACTAATATAGATTATACTACAGAAACTACCACTTACTGGGTAACTACCGATAAAACCATAACAGTATCGTGGGATGCTATAAGTGGAGCATCCACTTATAATGTAGTAATACAATGGATTAGAGGCACAAAGGTGCTTCAGACTTATAGTATGGGAAGTACTACAGAGCTAACTACAACTATGTCTTTGCCTAGAGTAGGTACTTTTGTTATTGGAATACAAGGGGTTGATTCTAGTGGAACTCTTGGAGAATTTTGCTATTCTAACGATTCTACTTGTTCTACTGTAAATAGTAGTGGTAAAGCATGGGTAATAGAAGGATATTTACCATCAGTAACTGGTGGCACTATAGAATAAATAAAAGGAGATAATATTATGTCTAAAATAGTTAGTAAAACGCTTAAATGGAATGCTTCAACATCAGCAGACGTAACAGGATACAAAGTATATTATAGTCTAACAGGAGCAGCAGATTATTCTTCTACAGTGGTAGATGTCGGTAACGTAATATCAGTATCATTACCAAGCGGATTGACTGGTTTTCCATCAGACGTAGATGGTGTAGTATATTTTGGTATTACCAGCTATGATGAGGTAGGCAATGAATCGGATATGGTTAATATTTCTGCCACATTGGATTTTACTGCCCCTTTGCCAGTATCCAGTCCAGTAGTGGAATAATAAACAAATTAGCTGGGCTGGCTAAAAAGATAATTACTTGGTTTAAAGATTTATGGAATTCAATCTTTAAGTAATTAGAGGTATATTTATGATAATAAAAAATTTCTTAACTACGATAGGTGGTATAGCCTCCGTATGTTCATTGATAGGTATAGTGTTTGGAGCGTATTTATTTTTAAATAGCCAAATGACTGCGATTGCTGGAGATATGGAACAGAAGGCTGTTACTACATTTAAACAAGAGCAACAATTACTTGAAAAAAAGATAGAAGATCAACAACAAGTTATAGACGATCGGTATTTAGAACAACTACGCTGTCAAAAAGTATTGATTGAAAAAGAATTTTCTAGATCTCCTAGCGATACACTTCTAAAAGATAAGTTGGAAAAAGTAAATAAAAGTATTAATAGTATGGAAATTCTAATAGAAGGACGTATACAAAAGAGATTAGAGGTAATGGAAAAAGAAAAAGAAGACATTTCTATAGATAATAGTAAATAAAATATCTAGCAAAAGTCTATTTATATTCTATAATACTAACGTAGATATGACCACGATATTTTGGATAAGGAGGTGCCTTATGCATAGAAAAGGTTGGAGAATGGATGAGGAAAGAGTCTTAATAGAAAATTATCATACTAAAACTATATATGAGTTAGAGGAAATGTTAGATAGAAACCAAGACTCTATAAACTCCAAAATCAAGCGACTAAAAGCTGAAGGAAAATTAGGCGGCAACAAAGATGAAAATGCAGTAACTAGATCCTTACAACAAAGGAGAAAATAAATGATGGTTCCTATTGCCGAAGAAGATGGTGTTAGAAGTATATGTAAAAATTGTAAAAATAGATTTCGTAGAGTTTTTATTCCTTCTAACCTTCAGAAATTTTTTGATTTAGACGAAGAAATTATTTCTGAAGCAGGGGAAGATGTGGTTATAATGACCATGTGTTTGGCATCTGATATGGATTTGGATACTGATGAGACGATAGAATGTACTCACTTTGTTCCAAAAACACCTGATACAGGATTGTTCAAGCACATATAAGTATTACAAAGGAGCTTTAATAGTTTTATGGATGTATTACAAAAACAAACTATAGTCGATAAATTCATTATAGATGATAACGAGTTGTTAGACAACGAAAAACCTTACGATAGCAATCACAGACAGTGGTATTATAGTGGTATGTTTCATAAACCAGATATTTTCAAAATAGATAAAAGTCCATTAGCATTATATATGCTATTCAGATCTTATGAGATTAGACGCAATGTAAGTTCCCCTTTTATGATGCGATTAAAAAAAGAATACTTTGACAAGGGATATATAGTATCTTCACTCCCATTTAGATTAATAGAAGAAAAAACGCAATGGAGTAGAGCGCATATAGAAAAGAATATTAAAGCATTGGTAAAGTTAAAATGGATAGTAGTATACAAAATAGATGTAGGTAAATCACGCGAACAGAATGTTTATGCATTGGCAAAACGAAATTTTATTAGTGGCAAAGACGAATATTTTATAAATGATTTTTTACTATAAGCCCTCTTTTATAGGGCTTATCAGCCCTCTTTTATAGGGCTTATCAGCCCTCTTTTATAGGGCATTGAATATTACAAAGGAATATAGCAAATGAATAGTGCGAGTGCGGTTGCTATGCAACCTTCTCGCGGTTTACTGAAACATAAGATTTTAAATTGGATTAGTTGCATATAATAAAAATAAATTGTAATAGTTAAAATTGGAGGCAACAAATAAATGGCAACTTATAACGTAGTTTATTTAACTTGTGGGCAAATACCACCGGATGGTTCTACTGGCATAATGCTTTCTAATGGAGGCCTTATGTGGTATGGCGATAATTTTCCAGGAACAGCTACTTTAGGCGAACACGTAGAAACTGATCCATTGTTCGATACAACTTACACATACAGCGCTGCGACTGCGGAAGAAACCACGGAATACGAAACCCTTGCCTCAGGCATTGGTCAATAATAATTAAATTGAATTAGGAGGATTTATAATAGATGTCACACATTCCATACGTAATTGAAGGAAAAGGTCAGAAGGAACGGGTATATGATTTATACTCAAGGTTATTAAGGGACAGGATAATTTTTATAGGATCAGGGTTTGATGAGGAATTGGCAAATTCAGTAGTAGCCCAATTATTATTTTTGGAATCCGAGGACAAAGACAAGGATATTACTATTTATATTAATAGCCCTGGTGGACTTGTGTCTGCTTGTTTGGCTATTTATGATACAATGCGGTATGTCAAACCTGATGTATCTACCGTTTGTATGGGGGAGGCAGCTAGTGCGGCTGCTTTTATTTTAGGAGCAGGTACAAAAGGTAAGAGATTTGCTTTGAAGAACGCAAGGATAATGTTGCATCAGGTGTCTGCAGGTGCTAGTGGTCACATAGAAGACATGAAACGCACTATGGCAGAAACTGAAAGAGTAAATGAAATATTGCTTCGTGAATGGGCGTCTAATACTGGTAAAACTATAGAACAGATGAAAGTTGACATGGATAGAGATTATTGGTTTGGACCGGAAGATGCTTTGAAGTATGGTATAATAGACGAGGTGTTAATAAATAGGGAGTAAAGGATGGAAGAGAAGAATATACCTTACAATAAACCACGCAAAATATTAGGTGGTGGAGGTCCAAGAGATATGCAGCGAAGACAAGGTTCTATGGGAGCTGCTAATATTAATATGCCTCAAGTAAATGTGGACGCATTGAAAGAGGTATTACTAAATAATAAAGAGACGCGCGAAGAACTTAAAGCCGAAATTCTCCGAGAGATGGAAAATATAAGGGAAGTTGTATCTAGTAATAGAAATATAGAGGGCGGGCTCCCATTCGATGTAGTAGAACAGAAAATAAAGGCCGCAGTGGCATACACTGAAAAACAGACTGCAGATCGATACGAAAGTAGTGTTGGTAATCTCAATAGTCAACTGAATGCATCTAAAAGTAGAGTAAAAGAGTTGGATGCTATTCTAAATGAAAAACGTCAAGAGGTAAATGACTTAAAAAAGATAGTAGAAGAAAAAGATGCATTGATAAAAGACTTACGCGAACAGCAAAATCAAGAAGTCAGTGATTTGAAATTAAAGATATTGGATTTAATTGATAAGATAAAAACAGGCACTATAACCAAAGATACTTTTGTTGATGGAGATAGACCAATTCTTGATGATAAAATATTTATAGATCCTTTAAGTGAAGTAGCAACTGATTTAGAATCCCATATAGATGTTAGCGCAGCAGAGGCTAAGGGATATAGAGTCGATTTGAAAAGTGATGTGGCTAAGTTAAAGGACTTACTAGGTAAAGGTAAATATAAACCTGTAAAAGCGGGTTAATAATTAAAGGAGGATTTAATATGAGTGTAGGATTAGATATAGGAACTAATATGTTAGTTTCTGCTACAATGGATGCTAATGGTAATCCTGTTTATAAGAAACAGAGAGACGCTTTTTTGAGGATAACTCCAAAATCCAAGGTGAATCAAAAAAGTATTAGAATGGCTTTGGAGCATAGAAAAGCCAATTTTATTATAGATGAGAATGATGATTTTATTGTTGTAGGCGAGGACGCTTTAAGGATGGCTAATGAACGCAATTCAGATGCGCGTAGACCTATGAGTAAAGGTGTTCTTTCCCCCAAAGAAAAAGATTCATTACCTATGATTAAGCTTATTATAAGGAGTTTGGTAGGACAAGGAAATGGGGATACTAATTTAGTATTCTCTATACCAGCAGAGCCTATAGATGGTGAGTTTGATATTTTCTTTCACACTGAGATGATTAAGTCCTACATGAAAGAAATGGGATTCGAAGCTACGCCATTGAATGAAGCATTCGCTATTGCTTTTTCTGAATTACTTGATGATAGTCTTACTGGTATGTGCTTGTCTTTTGGTGCTGGTATGGTTAACACCGCGGTGTGCTATGAGGGGGACCCTGTAGTTCAGTTTTCAGTTTGTAAAGGTGGTGATTGGATAGACCAATCAGTTGGTAAAGCTGTGGATGAAAGACCGTCGCTTATTCAGATTGAAAAAGAAGAAGGTAATATAGACTTGATGCATCCTGAAGGTAAAATTCAGGAAGCTATTGCGGTTTATTACAGTATTCTAATAAGCTACGCTTTGGATAACATAGTGTACGAACTTGGAAGATCTAAACTGCCTTCTTTTAGAACTGATATACCTATAATTGTTTCTGGTGGACTTACTTTAGCCAATGGATTTTTAGAAAAATTTCAGAGCGTTGCAAAGGCAAAGAAGTTCCCGTTCAAAGTAAAAGATATAAGACGTGCTAAAGATCCTATGACGGCAGTGGCTTCGGGATGTTTGATGGCATCAATATTATAAAAGGAGATTTATATGACAACTGATTTAACACTTATGAATGAGGTTAAGAATTTAAATTTACAAACAGACGCTTTGCTTGACAAAAGCAATAAATTTTTACAAATTTTTACGCGAGCCGGGGACCCAGGCGCACATTTTCTTGTAGAATTTAAAATTTTTAATGAGACTAAGCTTGCTAAAATGGCGGAGAGAATGCCTGAAATAAATCGTGCCACTAATGTATTTGGTAAACAGAATTCTCAAGCTACCAGTAAATTAATGTCTTTGAATATGATTTCTCAATCTCCCTACCGTAGATTGAAACAATGTCTGGCCCAAATAGAAAGAAAACGCCAAGCCTTGAAAGAAAATATATTTAAACTTAGAAAAGAAAAGATAGCTATGGATAGGTTAATATATGAGCGTGATGATTTAGTTAACAAATTGAATGACGATTCGGAACAATGGACAGCTGAACAGAAAACCTATTTTAGATTTGATTTAGAGAATAAGATAATCGAAATAGAAGAAAAGGTGTCTAATATTAGTGATTCTAATATCTATATTGAAGGCGCTCTAAAAGAAATTGGTATGTACCAAGATTCTTATGACGAAATAAAAACTTCCTATAATATTCCTGATAATTGGGATGAAAATGATTTTGAGAAGTCTGAAGTAGAAGAACATGTTAAAACTGCATTTTTGCATTTAGTTAGGGACGTAGAGATGACCGGTAGGCCAAATGTAGGCACAGAAGAATATTTATTCCAGTGGGGTATTAATCCTACTACTGCTTATAGACTAGTGCTACAATATTTAGATGGGGTTAATAAAGTAGTAGACGGTGGTAATTTGCCGAGTATTCAGATGCTCTATGACTTTTTAGACAGAATGTATAACATGTTTAAGGAAGAATATAAGAATTCTTTAAAATCACTTGGATTGAAGACCCTTATTTCTGAAGAGTACTTATTTTTGGATAATAAAAATTTAGAAAATATATCTGAGGTAGAATAAATAAACTAACTTAGTGGAGATATTATCTAGCAAAATCAGAAAAATATTCTATAATATAGATGTAAAGGAAAAGGGGGTATTAAATGGGTGAAAATAACGTAAATATTTTTATAGGCACACCGGCATATAATAGCATGGTTCATACTGATTTTTTGCATTCAATTATTTCGTACTATGAGAAGAAAATACCATTCGTGTTGATGACAATTGGTAATGAAAGTCTTATTACACGTGGGCGTAATTCAATTATTTCTTATTTTCATAATGTAGTAGGGACTTCGCACTTATTATTTTTAGATGCTGATATTTATTTGCCTGCTGAAGCACTTATTAGAATGATTGCTTTGAATAAAGATGTTATAGGTGCTCCAGTGGCTTTGAAAGGTTTCAACAAACAAACAGGTCAGCCTGTATATAATGTTGGTAAACTTTTGGACGAGGAAACGATAGAGGATGGGTCTAAGATTTACAAGGTGGATAGGGTAGGAACAGCGGTTTTTATGCTTTCAAGAAAAGCATCCAATGCATTAGTGGAGTATGCTCAGAAAAATAAAGATGTTTATTTTTCAAATCCACACACTCGTGGGGACGCAGATCCAAATATGAAGATGTACGACATTTTCAAGACAGGCGTATTTGATAGCGAGTATTTATCCGAGGATTATTATGTATGTCGAATTCTAAGGGAATTAGGATTTGATATTTATGTCGATCCCAATATCAAGACACGGCATAATGGAAATTTTTGTTTTGAATAAATTAGGAGGAATTTTAAAGAATGTCTAATGTTAATGGAACAGTAAAGTGGTTTAATGCAGAACGTGGCTATGGGTTTTTGTTGAAAGATGGTGATGAGAATACAGAGTACTTTGTTCACTATTCTTATATTGAGATGGAAGGTTATAAGACACTTAAGCCTGGTCAAGCTGTAACATTTGAGATTACTGAAACAGAAAAAGGTATTCAAGCTCATAATGTAACACCTATAAACTAGAGGAAGGAGTTGCGATGTATTTAGCAGAAGCTATTAAGGAGAAGGAATTTATAGAACATTCTATAGATAGTTTGTGTGATCGTATAAATGATTTATCCATGGTCACGGATGAGACTGTTGTGAAGCTAAACATTGAGTTAGTAAAAAACAAGGTCAAGGAACTTGAGAATTTATATAAGGAATTACAGAAATATACTATAATAATCGGTAGAGTGAAGTCAAAATCTGTAATAGTATTAAACGACGAAAATTTTAGTATAGCTGACGCTGATAACATATTAAAAACTATGGGAAGTAAATTAGAATTTCTTGAAGAATTACTAAGTTCTTTAAAAAATAATAGTTTTCTTCCCAAACTTTATATATGCATAGATATCAACGACGTTGAAGAAAAAATAAAACGTCTCAGAGAGGATGTCAAGATAATAGATCTTTCAATAGAGCAGTCACTATGGCAGATAGAAGTGTAATTTGTAGATATTGGATATCTTTCGATGAAGAAGGGGAGATAAAATCATTTTATAAAAATAAATATGATGCTAAGGAACCTTGTCAGGAATTTATAGTAAAACTAATACCGATAGAAAGAGACGTTTCTACTGATATAAATAATTCTATAAATGGCATAGAAAAAAGTGCTAAGAAAGCAATAAAAAGTTTAGATAGTTTAGATACGGAATTCAAAAAAACTATCAGAGGATTAAAGGGGGTATTAAAGTAATGATTACAGGCATTTATGGCAAGGCGCGTTTTGGGAAGGACACTTTAGCTGCATATTTAGAAGATATATTTAATCATAGATACAATATTAATCTAGTTAAGCTCGCTTTTGCGGGCCCTTTAAAACGCATGTGCTCAGAATATTTTGATTTGTCTATAAGTCAGTTGTATGGCGACAAAAAAGAAATACCTGATTCAAGGTACGCTAGGTCTGCTATAAATGGTATTTATTGGACTCCAAGAGAGATAATGCAGGCAATGGGCTCTTTTTATAGAAGCATAGATTATAATTTTTGGGTAAAAGCTTTAGATAAATATATCACTACCAATAATTTAGCCCATGTAATTGTTACCGACGCCAGGCATATAAATGAATGTGAATACATAAAAAAGAATGGAATACTGATAAAAATAGTTAGGGAAGGCGCTCCTAAAATACATGGTATGCAACATGAATCAGAAACCGCGTTGGATGACAAAGAGGACAGCTATTTTGATATAGTAATAAATAATGATGGTTCACTACAAGATTTACAGAAAGCGGCTGAGAATTTAGCTGATGCTTTGATGAAGTTAAATAAATTAAAACAACAAGGGGGTTTAGTATAATGGCTGATAAGAAAGGAAAAGCAATGAGCATTACTTTTGGTGCTGATCAAATAATTGGAGCGGATATTACTAGAAGCGGGGATTACAAATATGCTAGCGTAGGAATTAAACTGGGAGACAAAGAATTTATAAGAATATCATATGAGTGGTCTAGTGAAGGTATCCCTGACTTTGTGATGGGGTTACAAGGCTGGATGGGTGCTAATAAAGAAGAGATAGACACTACCAAAGAGACTAATAAAGATGAATACACATCTTTAAAGAACAGGATTACTAAAATATAAATGGGAAAACGCCTTACTTTATCGTATGTAAAGGAATCATTTGCAAAGGAAGATTATATTTTGCTTAATGACACTTATATAAATGCCAGACATAAGTTAGATTACACATGTTCAAATGGGCATACGCACTCCATTACTTGGGGTAATTGGCATTTAGGTTGTAGATGTCCTATTTGTAGTGGTGTTAGTAGTCCTTCTATTGAGAAGATTAAAGAGAAGTTTTTATTAGAGGGTTATAGATTGTTATCAACCGAATATGTTAATGCTCATAGTAGATTAATGTATATATGCCCTAATAATCACATAGATAGTATAAGCATGGCAAATTGGAATTTAGGCTATAGATGTAAAAAATGCCATATTGATAAAATAAAAGGATCTGGTAATAATGCCTGGAAAGGTGGAATAACCCCACTAATAAAACAAATAAGAAATTATATTAGAGATATGAAGTGGCATATAAAAGTACTTACACGCGATAATTGTACCTGTAATATTTGTGGTTTTGTAGGATACAAAGGATATAGACTGCACGCACATCACATAGTACCTTTTGCAGACTTAATACAATTATATGATATAAATAGTTTAGAAAAGGCTATGGCATGCAAAGAATTATTAGATATATCCAATGGAATTACACTATGTGAATCCTGTCATAAAAAAGTTCACAGATATAAAAATAAAAAATTTGATGAAAGAGGGTATATAAATGGCTAATATAGAGGATTATCAAAATCCACAGTTTACGAGGTACGATGAAGGATGGACATTATCTAGAAATACGGATGATCGCTATATGACTTTTGATAACACAAGAAGTTATAGAAATGGTCAACCACAACCTGGATATAATGCTCAGAATCCAAGTACAGCTCCACAACGTGTTAGATTTGATACAGATGCAGTTAAATTACGCCCATTACTTTCAGTACAATATTTATAAAGGAGAATTAAATGGAATTAAATGATAGGTTGGATTTATTTAAGAATGAGTTGAAGTTGATTGCTAACAAGCAAGTCAAAGATTTTACAAAAGAATGTATTAATATTGCACCTGATTATGTATTTGAAGATTGCCCTTCAAGTTCTTCAGGTAAGTTTCATCCAATTGATGAATTGGGTGGAGATGGAACGATTATTCATACTAAGCGAGTTTTTACAATTGCTTATGAGTTGTCAAGAGGATTTGATTGCGAAAATCATAGAGACGAGATATGCTCTGCGGCTTTGTTACATGACATGGCTAAGCAGGGATTAGTTTCTAATGGACATACAGTAAAAGACCACCCTCAGATAATGGCTAAATTAATTGCTGAAGTATACAACGATAGTTTCAAAAGTAAAATGGGAAGAGAATCAGCTAATATTATTTATTGGTGCGTAGAAAAACACTATGGACCATGGAGTGTGAATTATGGAGGAAAACTAATGTCCTCATATACTCAAGAAGAACTTTGTGTTTACACAGCAGATTATATTGCATCGAAAAGATTTATATCGGTAGATCATATACGCAAAGATGGTATGGGAATTTAGTATGAATAAATACGACTATGATTATGTATTCAATGAATTTTTGAGCCGAGGATATTTATTATTATCTAAGTCTTATAAGAATGTATATGAAAAGTTGTTATATATTTGTCCAAATGGCCACAAACATTCTATAGCATATAGACATTTCCATAAAGGGCATGGTTGTTTAAAATGTGTAGGCATAGATAATTCTAAAAGATTTAGAATGGATTTTTCTATTATAGAAGATAGTTTTATTTCTAATGGATATGAATTATTAACCACTGAATATATCAATGCTCATCAACAGTTGGAATATAGATATCCTTATGGGCATAGGCATAGTATGACGTGGAATAATTGGTCTAAGGGATATAGATGTCCTACATGTGACGAGATTAATAGATCAGAAGAAGGGCATTGGAATTGGCGTGGTGGCATATCATTTGAACCTTATTGTAGAATATTCAAAGATAAGTCTTTCAAAAATTCTATAAAAGCACGTGATAATTATGAATGCCAAAATCCAGATTGTTGGCATAAAGATAAAGTATTACATATTCATCATATTGATTACAATAAAAAGAATTGTGATGAAAATAATTTAATTACTTTATGTAGGAGCTGTAATGCGAGGGCTAATATAAATCGTGAATATTATTTGACATTGTATAGAGATATTTTATCAAAAAGAGGTATTAACTAAATATGGCAGAAGTCCCCAATATGGATAGGCGATGGATCCCTGAAGGTGGTTTGCAAAAACACAGGGATAAGATACACAGAGGTAGTAAAGCTGCAGATAATAAAAATTTGCCTTTTGAATTCTCGAAACCAAAGAAAGAATCCAGCAGTTACTTTGAATGCGCAGAATGTGGAAGACAATTTTCTGCAGGGAAGAACACAGTTATGGTAATATGTCCTGACTGTAATAAATTAACAAAGGCAATAAGACTATGACCAATTGGCATGTATGGACTGTAGTATCGAATAGACAAAACAAGATAAATGAATTTTTGCGGTCATTAGATAGTATAGAAGAATTTATATATCCTACTGCCGCAAAAGAATATAATACAAAAAAAGGCAAAAGAGTTAAAGATGTTCCTATCTACTCTAATTATATTTTTATTAAATATGACCATGCGCCTATTATAGAGACCACTATAAAAAGATGCCCATGGATTTCAGAATATGTAGGTAAGTGTAGCTACGAAGAAATAGACAGAATAAAGCGACAAACTAATTTGAAGTACGATGAGTTAGTAAATCCTGACGAATTGCAAAGAGGTAGCAATGTAAAGATGGTAAGGACCCCATTTGCGGGGTGGGAAGCGACTATAATAGATATAATAGATAATAAATTAGATGTTAAGTTATGTATATTAGGGGCTGATAGGATTATAAGATGTAGCAAGGACGATGTTGAACTAATATCGAGGTGATAATAATGGATGATGTTTTTAAGAGACGGAGGGGCAGACCTCAAGGTCATTTACTAAGCGATACTACAAAAAATAAAATAAGAGTAAGTAGGATTGGTCGATTACATTCAAAAGAGACTAGAAATAAGATTTCTAGATCATTGTCATTATACTTTAAAAAAAGAAGCCCTATATCAGAAAGTTTTGAGAATGATTATAAAAATTTCCCAAAAGAATCTAAAGAATGGCTTCATAACCATAGTTATGCCTTAGATAGTTCGGAAGATATACTTTCTAATAAAAGGATGGTTTACTTGAGCCAAATTGAAGTTAGTTATGGTACTGATATTGATAATTTTTATCATTTTTCCACACCAGAATTTTTGCTTCTACTAAAAGAAGACTTAATGTTGAATCATATGGACGAGGAATTAGCTGAATTTAATTCTATATTGTGCTAAGGACTACAAGGACTGTTATGAGCAAACCAGTAGGAAGACCAAAGAACCCACCTAAGTTTAAGGATATTCTTTATGAAATTATTCCTTCGGCTTCGTTATTTTCCGAAGACGAGTTGAAGATGTTTAATGGATTGATGGATATTTATCTCAAAGATTTTGATGAATCACAGTTATCTGCAAATGATCTTGATGACATTATGTCTATATCTACTAATAAAGTTTTGGAAGTTAGACTTCTTCAATCTATGCGTAACAATCCTGACATGCAGATAGACGCTTCTGCCGCTATAGAACGCTTAAGAAAACAAACCGACAAATTGAAAGAGAATTTAGCTACCAGACGTAAAGATAGAGTAGATCCTAAAAAATATAGTGGTATATCTATAGTTGATTTGGCGGTGGCTTTTGACCAGAATAAAAAAGATCATTTACTAAATAAAGTTGCTGAATACGATGCTGAGAATGAGGCTTTGCTTAACTCCGCGGAGTTAGTAGGTAATAGGAATGACCAAGATGCTGAAGTATTTGATGTAGAGGAAGAATAATGCCATCTATTGATATATATAGTGATATGGAGAATCTGCTCGACATGGGGGCAGACATGATTCAATTTTATAGGAATAACCCCTGTATCGCCGCATATGATTTACTTAAAGTGGATTTGGCTCCTATTCAGCGCATAGTTCTGAACGATATGTGGTTTAAGAATTATACAATTACAATAGCCACTCGTGGTTTTGGGAAAAGTCAATCCATAGATAGTTTATCATATGTATATGGTAAAGGATTAAATTATCTATATGAATTTTTGCCTAAAATCCCATCTTATTTAAAAGACGGCTATGACGATGCGATATCTTGGCAAGATGACATATATACTTCTGACGGATTTCATCCCATAAAAAGGGTCTCATTAGAAAAGGGTATAAAAGGACTATGCTTAACTACTCAAAATGGTTTTGAAAATAAAGGTAGTTATCATCATAGACTATTGACTATAAATAATACGGGCGAGTTTATATATAAAAGATTAGATGAATTTAATATAGACGATTATGTTTGTATACAGCGTGATCAACAGGTATTTGGAGATGGTGTGGTTTCAGACGAAGACGCTTATCTTATAGGTTTGTTTATAGGTGATGGTCATATTAAAACCAAGAATGCTATAACTATAACTTCAGAAGACGCCTATATAAAATCTTTCTGTATATCGTATTGTAAAAAGAATAATATATTATATAGGATAGATGATGACAAAAGAACTAAAAATACTTCTAAAATATGTTTTAAAAAATTTGATTATTTTTTTGAGAAGTATAATATAAAAAGAGACCTTTCATATTTTAAAGAAGTGCCATATACCATAAGATCTTCTAATAGAAAAGCTCAATTACAATTTTTAAGAGGGTATTTTGATACCGACGGCACAGTTAATTCCAGTAATGGTGGAGTTTCGTGCTGTTCTACTTCTTATAAATTGCTAAAAGAAATTCAACTATTACTGCTTAATTTTGGAATAGTTTCGAGAGTTAGAAGAAAGAAAACAAAATCAAGATTTGGAAAAGCTTACTTATTAGATATGTTTTTTGAGGACGCTTTAAAATTTAAGAAGTTGATAGGTTTTAATTTAAGTAGAAAACAGATAATATTAAATAATTATTTTGATACAAGAAAAGTAAATCCTAATAAAGACATTATTCCCTATGTAAAAGATTTATGTGTTTATATTTCAAAACGCTATAGAGAATTAAATGCTAAAAATAAATTTAGTGGAAAATTGCCTACGCTGAAAACTTATAAATGGAACACCACCAATTACACATACAGCAGATTAGATACATTCATAAAAGATATTAATAAATTAATGGTAGCCGGATATAAATTTGACCAGGACTGCATAAATGTTTTAGATATAATTACTAATATAAATAATAGGCAATATTATTTTGATAAAATAAAACTTATAGAAAATTGGCAAGGTGATTGCTATGATTTTGAAATGGATATGCCTAATGGTGTAGAACCTAACTACTTTACTAATGGTTTTATAAATCACAATACTTTTATTCTAGGTGTTAATGCTGCTTTACACGCTTTATTATATCCTGGATACAGAGTAGGATTATTGTCTCCTTCTTTTAGGCAGTCTAAAATGATTTTTGCCGAGATAGAAAAGATATACAATAAGTCATCTATTCTCAGAGAAGCATGCGAAAAGCGCCCAGTAAGAGGTGCTGATACTTGTAATTTAAGATTTAAGGGCACTGATTTATCCAACGGTAGTTTTATCGAAGCTCTACCTGTAGGTGTTGATGGTGCAAAGATAAGAGGATCGCGTTTCTATTTGATAGAAATAGATGAGTTGGCTCAAATGCCTTCTGATATTATTGATATGGTTATTCGTCCTATGGCAGCTGTTGTGTCAGAGCCTATGCAAAAAGTTAGGGAGATACAACGCATAGAACAACTTATAAAGGAAGGATTAGCCACTGAAGATGATTTGTTAGAGGAGTCTGCTAATAAAATGGTGATGACTTCTTCTGGATATTTCAAGTTCAATCACATGTGGCATAGAATGAAAACTTATTGGAAGGCTATAAAGGAAGACGGTCGTAAGAAAAGTGAATACGCTGTCCATCAAATTCCATATAATAGGCTTCCTAAAGGATTCTTAGACATGAAGAATGTCAATGAAGCAAAAAGAACCATGTCTAGTATTGAGTTTATGATGGAATATGAAGCATCTATGGTATCAGATAGCGAAGGATTTTTCAAGGCATCTCTATTAGATACATGTACGCGTGGTAGTGATTTCACCATAAAAACCCATGGAGAGCCTGGTAAAGAATATGTGATTGGTATAGACCCTAACCAAGGCGGATCTGCGTTATTTGGTATAGTAGTAGTAGAACTTGGTCATCCAAATAAAGTGGTTTATGTAAAGGGTTTAAAAAGTCAGGCTGTTCAGGATATGACTAAATCTATTCATCGTATAATTAAGAATTTTAATATAGTTAGAATTTATATGGATGCTCAGGGTGGTGGTAGCGCTATAAAAGATTTATTGGCAGAGGGATATAATAATGAGACGCCCATCCTTGATATGGACGACGATATTACTAGATATAAAACAGGTCGCAGGATATTGCGACTTGTCAATTTTGCACCGGTATGGATTTCAGACGCTAATTTTAATGCTTTATCCTTATTAGAAAATAATAGGTTACGATTTCCTGAATCACCTAGAAGTAACTCAGAGATAGATGAGAAACTCTATGAGGATGTTAGGCTACTTAAATCTCAGATGTTGAATATAGTAGTTACAGAAACCCAACGAGGTGTAAGGCACTTTGATACGCCTAAAAAGGGTCAAAATAAAGACTTGTATTCAGCTATATTACTTGCATCTTTTGGTGTTACAGAATTAAATAGGGAGTCTGATATTGTTCCTATGAATTTAGAACCTGAAGGTTTGATTAGACCGCATGCCGCTGGCGCGCATTTTACTCGTCAGATTGGTGGTGGCGATACTGAATACCTAAGTAAAGCTGTTTTACATCGCAAGATTTAACTAACCCTTCTAACTATTAGAGAAGTATTATTTCCAAAGGAGGTTACTATATGCTAAAAGAAAAATTTATGTCTGTTGTGTCGGGAATTTTAGATTTAGTTGGCCCATTTACTCAATTTTTATTAGGTTGGGTAGAAAATTTGATGGATAATATAATTAGTATAAAGGTTTGGTTTTTAGGTATTTGTGTTTATATGTGTATGAATGGGAAAATTACCGGTGGAGAGTTCATTACGGCTTTTCTTGCGGTAGTTGGTTTACGCGAAGGTTATAAAATTGCCCGTAGCTACTTTGCTCCCAAACTAGGACCTGTGGATGAGGACACATCTCGTAGATTGAAAAAAATATAATAGGTGCTAAAATGCCATATAAAATATCAGGAGAAGTCAATGTTAGTAATGTAAAAATAATAATAATAAATGACCATGACGTAGTAGAGTCTATTACTATAGATGATGGTGGTAATTTTTCAGTCCTTGATTTAATAAGCGGTGATAAAACTATTATAGCATTATCTAATAGAGGTAATTTAATTGGTTATGGTTCTATACCAGGTGTGTATTCAGTGCCTACTCATGCATTTAGACTTGATAGTAGTAGATTAGATGGTGATTATTTATTATCGTAAATATATAAAATATATAGGAGCTGCTAATAAATGACATGGACAAATTTAGATAATAAATTTTTGTATGGAACAGAATTAAACTCAGAAGATTTACGTAATCTTAGAGATAATATAGAGGCTTTTGCTAATGGAGACGATGGGTCTCCTATAATGCGTCATGCTACTCTATCTGGTTTATCCCAAGATGATCATACTCAGTATCATACTGATTCACGTGGAGATGCCAGATATTATACTCAAACTCAATTAAATAGCGGTCAAATGGATGACCGCTATTATACTGAATCAGAAGTAGATTCTATATCTGGTAGTATTAATACCAAATTGGATACACATAAATCTAGTAGCGATCATGATTCCAGATATTATACGCAATCTCAGGTATATACTCAGACACAGTTAAATGCTGGACAACTTGATGGTAGATATTATACTAAATCCGAAGTCACTACCATTTCTGGCAATATAGTGACGCAAATAGTTGTAGATCATGGATCACTTACTGGACTTACTGATGACGACCATACACAATATTTAAATACAACGAGAGGCGATGCTAGATATTACACGCAAACTCAGTTAAATGCTGGTCAGATGGACTCAAGATATTATACCGAGGCTGAAATATCAACTATATCAGGAAATATAGTATCGCAAATTCCTACAAGTTATTATCACTCAGGCGGAACTGATGTGACAGTGGCTGATGGAGGGACAGGAAGGTCTTCTCATACAGCTTATATGCCTATAGCTGGAGGCACATCTACTACAGGCGCTCAACAATCTATAGCTACTGGAACTCAATATTATCCACTTTGTTATAATACTAGTTCTTCCCTGCCGACTTTTCAAGTTTGCGCGGTCGCGGGGGGAGGGACAGGAGCTACTACTGCTGCTACTGCTAGAACAAATCTAGGTTTAGATACTATGGCTGTTCAAGATGCTTCTGCTGTGGCAATAACTGGTGGAACTATTAATGGTATTACTGATTTGGCAGTGGCTGATGGAGGGACAGGTGCTTCTACTGCTGCTACTGCTAGGACTAATTTAGGTCTTGGAACTATGTCCATTCAATCCGCAGCCGCTGTAGCAATAACTGGTGGAACAATATCCGCCGGACTAACAGCCGATGATCATGGGACATCCACTACTCCAGAAGTAGTTAATGTTGTATATGGAACTGGGTCTGCCCCTACTGCTAGCACAACTACTATTGGTAGTTTGTTCATTCAATATACTGCTTAAGGATAGATAATGACTGGATATATAAACATAGGCGATACTTGGAAAACAATATCTGGAATGCAGATAAATATAGGAGATGCTTGGAAAACAGTTACGGCTGCTTATATTAATATAGGAGATGATTGGAAAGCGTGGTATACTTCTCATGGAGATAGAGGCGTTTTTGCGGGGGGAATAACATCTTCTTATATAAGTACCATTACTTATATTACAATTTCGTCCACAGGAAATGCTGCTAATTTTGGTGATTTAACGGCAAGTAGATCACTGTTAACAGGGACTTCTAATAGTACTGACGCTAGGGGAGTTTTTGTTGCTGGAAATACTAGCGTACCTATAAATAACATAGACTACATAACCATAACTTCGGCTGGAGATGCTACTGATTTTGGGGATAGCACCGCTAAATATGCAGCACAAGCATCCTGTTCTAATGGTACTGACGATAGGGCTATAACAGCTTGTGGATACGATGCATCCGCTTATTATTATTCTTCTATGTATTATTTCGCAATAACTACTCTTGGCAATACTACTCTTTTTGGTTATGCTGATGTATCTGGTGCAGGAAGTGGAGGGCTATCTAATTTAACTAACGATAGAGGAGTTTTTGGCGGGTCATACGCTGGTGGGTATCTGAATGTTATCTGCTATATCACAATAACCACAACTGCAGACTCTAGTGATTTTGGCGATTTAACACAATATAAGGCTTATATGGGATCGTTTTCAAATGGAACATCCGATAGAGGTGTTTTTGGTGGAGGAACTACAGGTTCATCTACTAATGTTATTAACTACATCACAATTTCTACAACTGGAAACGCTGCTGATTTTGGAGATTTGACATCTGCAAGATATGGAGTAGGTGGAACTTCTAATGCAACTGGTAATGTAGGAGTTTTTGGTGGCGGGTATACAACAGCTAGAGTTAATACTATCGATTATATTACTATCTCATCTACTGGCAACGCCACTGATTTTGGAGATTTGACTGCAACTACTTATAATTTAGCCGCCACATCAAATGGATAACTAATGTTTAAGATTTAGGAGAAACTAATTATGTCTATGGATTCACAAGAAATAAATAAAATAACTGCCGCCATAAAAGACGCTAATCCAGAAATAGGTTTGCAAAGAATAGAGTTTGATGGTAATAAAGCCTCACTTTATTTACAACCTACGCAGAAAGCTTTAGCAGGACTAGAGGCTAAAGATGCTATAAAAATGCGCACAGTAGAACGTGCTAGCACCGTACAGAGGTCTACTATTAGTAGATCTACTTTAGACTTGATGCAGTCTTATAAGTCTCCTTATGACTCTACACCAAAAGAACTGTTTCAGAGAACAATGCGCTATTATGTAGAACAGGACTTATATGGATCTGTAATTGACGTTTTATCTAATTTGGCTTCTAAAGGGTTTGAAAATGATTTAGATGATTCTGACATAAAATTATTCTATGATATATGGAACTTGGATGTTAATTTTAAAGAGGTAATTGGTTGGATATTTTTTGATTTCTTTAGAGTAGGTATGGTTAGGACATATAAAATAGTTGGAAAGTATGAACCTGGTATTACATATCTATCATCGTCTCCTGGAAAAAAAGTAGAACGTAGTGTTTTACGCAACATTATAGAACGTGCTAATAAAATAAATGAAATCAGGAAGAATTCTCTAAAATATAAAGAATACGCTGCTAAGAAGAAGAAATGGTCTAGTGGTTATATTCCTATCTCTTACACTGTTTTGAATCCACTAAATATAGAAATAACTGGTAGTTTACTCTTCAATGACAGCAAGATATCTCTTACTCCCTCCGACGAATTAAAAAAGATGTTACAGAAAAGTCAAGGTGAATTGACTGAAGACGAAAAAGAAATAGTGAAGCTATTACCAAGCGATTTTAAGAATGCTATTAAAGCTGGTGGCGCTATTCCTTTAGATCCAA